GAAGCATCCGTTTTTTCATAAAATTTATTCAAGTCTTGGGTCAAAAATTCTATTTCACGCTCTTTAGCGAATCCAGGCAACGACAAAGTTATTTTATTTCCATATCCTCTTAAAAGGCTGTTAATTATTCCAGCTTTTTCTTCAATGCTTAAATCGCTAGGCTTTATGCCTAATTTTCCAGCTTTTTCAGCAATAGCTTTTTCCACTATACTCCAACCATCCGTGCCGTGTAGGTAGTTCATAAATCCCTCGGGGTCCTTGATAATTCTAGGAAAATAATTTCCACGATATTGCACATCCATTCCTACTCCGTTTGCTCTTTCATAAATATCATCCAGCACTTTTCTTGTCTGGTCTAGTTGTTTTGAAAATCCATATTTTTCAGCAATAGCGTTAATGGTTTTTTCATCTCCATTTTTTCTAGCAAGGTCAAAAATTTCTCTGTCCGAGATTGAAAGCTTTTTTTGTTCTCTCAAAAATGGCAATGTCTTTTTAGTGTCTTCAAGCACTCCGATGCCTGTGTCATAATCCAGTCTTCTAATAGCTGGTTTTAGCTCAGGTGCGATATTGCCCATTCGAGTAGAAATAGGAGTAAGCAGTTTTTCTACTCCTCGCTTAAAGGAATTTTTAGTTGTGGCAGTTATGGCTTCTTTTTGCGAAGATTTAAAAATAGAGTATTTTTCTTTCGGCTGGATGTTATATTTTTTCTCTGCTTCTTTTATCACATCATCCGCTTTTAATAATTCAGGTTTTTCTGCTATTTCTTGTTTTATCGTTTCGATACTTCTTTCTTTTTCAACTTCTTTTGCCTTTAAAATACTAGCGTTCTTTTCTTCTTGCATTGCTATTTTAACAGCATTTTCTTTGTCCTCTGCTTTTTTTATGTTTATTTCTTCCTGAAATTCCTGTTCTGGGGTTAATCTTTTAATTTTAGTTTCAACTTTTGGAACTTCTACCTTAGGAGTTATCCCTTGGGGTTGCATTATTTCATCAGCCGTTTTTCTTATGCCCCTTTGTCTTGAAACCTGCCAAGCGTCTGGTTTTAATTGTTTGCCAGTGTATTTTTCATTTAGTAGGTCTATATTTTCAGTTTTGTTTATTTGTTTGTCTAAAATCTTGCTTGCCGAAAATTTCTTTATTCCTTGTGGTTGGGAGAGAAGGGTTTTTGTTTTAATTTTAGACGGGTCAAATATAGTAATGTTTTTTCCATTTCCAGTTTCAAGTTCTACGCCATCATAACCCTCTTTAATAAGTTTTTGTGTGTCTATTTTATAAGCGTCTGAATCTGAAATTTTCTTAAGTTTTATATCTTTCGGTAAATACCCCTCTACGACACCGCCCCCATATCCTTTAGCATTTGCCTTGCTTGTAGTCAAGTAAGAACCATCACCAAAAGCACTCACGCCTGTTTGAATAGGCATTTTCTTGAATCCTTCTTTTTCAATGATATCCGCCTTATCGCTTCCGTGATATACCTTTATATAATCTTTCGTGTTTATCTTCCCCCCTTCTTGTAGAGGGGGTTTAGGTGCGGATTCTATGATATCATCCACCATATTCTTAATAACTCTCTCTCTTTTGTCCATTGCTAAAACAGAGAACTCGTCCAGTCTTTCTCCGATTTTAGCCAAAACTTGCGGAGGCGGTGCTTGCCCTGTCTTCTTAATTATATCTGTTGTAATTTCAGCAGTCCTGACAATATTGGCAACTTGTTTTTCAGTATTCACTCCTTCAAGAATCTTAGAAATTTTAGGGATTATTTCTTCGGCGATATTGAAACTTTTAAGATGTTCCGCAATCTCAACCGCCTTAACTGATTTTGCTATTTTGGAAATACCTACCACAGCTTTTGCACCTTTTAACACCCCGGCTGGAAGAAAAGAAGCAATATCAGCTATTTTCATAACCTGCTCCTCACCTGCTGTTTTAGGTATATTAAATTCTTGAAGCTTTTTCTTTATTTCATCTCGTTGCTGTTCATTTCGTTCATAAAAATCAGGGAACAATTTTTGCACTAAAATCCTTTGTGGTTTACTCAATGCGTGTCCAACAGTTTCAGCCACATCTAAAATTTCTCCGCCAAAGCGAGCAACTCCTAGAGCTTTTTCTTTTAATGTCGGTTTGGCTTGCAGTATTTCCTCTCTTGGTCGTTCGCTTCTTGTTGGTGTTATAAACTCTTTTCCGACATTAAAAATGGTTTTACCAACCGTTTTAGCCGCCTGCAATAAATTTGAAGGACGAAAAGTTTCCGCCAAAACATTTACTTTTGGTTGTTGTTGTTTTTTTCTAGCAAAAAGTTGTTGCAGTGTTTCCTGAGTTGGCATAATTATTTGAATAAGTTTTTAGTTCCCGACCATAAGTTACTCCAAAAACCCGCTCCGCTTCCGGTTATTGTTCCAAATGTTCCGCCTGGCTCATAACCACCCATATCTATCTTGTAAGCGTCGGCTATATCTGAAACGCTATAACCATAAGGCGAAACAGCACTTTCGATATTTTTCAATGGTACATTTTGGCTCATAAGACTTGTAATGGTATTTGCCAAAGAATCAGTCAGTTTGCTTTCCTTCGCCTGTTGCGGTGAAATTCCTTGATACAGAAATCTATCCGCATTCGCTATGTCTGATGGGTCAATTCCTGCCGCTCTTAACTTTCTTTCTTCTTGCGCAGTATATCCTCCACTTGCTATGGAAGATTTAGAAACTTTTGAACTTGCAATTTTTTTAGCCTCCGACAATGCAGACTTATTGTATTTAGCAATTTTCTTTTCCAATTCGCTTGTGCTTTTTCCTTTAGGGTTTATCCCATATTGCAAAGCTATCTGTTTGAGTTCTTTCTTGTAAGCGTCTTTGGCTTCTTCCTTAGCTTTTTCCGTTATATATTTATCGGCTTTTTGCAAAGCACTTTCGTAAGAATCTCCGTAAGTGATATTAGCCTTTCCGCCAGTCTGTCTGATAAGGTCTTGTAGTTGTGCTCTTTCTTCTTGCGCAATCGCATATCGGTTAGAAGCCTCCCCTTTTAAAGTAGAAAGATAAGCTATTTTAGCGTTCAAGTTTTCACCTAGAGCTTGTTCGGACAAAGCCCCTTTATCGGACGCTTCACGCTGAAAGCCTCTCAATACATTGAGGTTTTCGGGTAAGTTGCCGATACCTTGGACTTGACTGCGGGTGTTCTGCCGTAAAGTGTTGAGTTCGTTGGTCAATCCGGTCACCTCGCCTTGAGCACCCTTGATTTCAGCGGAGTTCATAAACTGGTCATACAGACCGTATGGGTCGCTCAAATTTGGGGCTGTAACAGGTGCGGACACGGTTGAGGCTACATTGACAGGTGAATACACCTGCGCCGCCGTAGGGGGCGTGTAGATTTGACTGGAGACAGTCGGTGCGACTGCTTGTCCAGTAAGTGAATTTACTGTTGGTTGAAGTTCTGCCATATGTGTGTATTATATCAGATTATTTAGTGTTTGTCCATTGACAATGTTATTTAACTGTGCTAGATTATTTATATCAATTTGCTTGGGGCGAATTTATTACTAAGATAGTGTATTTCCCCAAGAGATACGCTATTTTTTAATTTTTAAGTTAAATTTATGAAAAATATCTGGACAATACTGGCAACGATCTTTATTTCTACTTACTTTTGGATTGAAATCGAGAAACAAAATCTTGCGGTGGTGAAAGCTGTCATAAGTTGTGCTAACACTGAATCATTTGATGAATCAGCCTACAAAATTTGCCAGAAATATGCTGTTAAGGCTGGCGTATTTAATGAGTTATTTGACTAGCCACAATTCGTAATTATCAGAAATATCTTTAATCTTTGTCCAGTTTGGGTTAGTGGGCTGTCCCTTCAATAAAGGTATTTGACCTATCAACCCTATGTCATTCCATTCTGGTCTATCTTTTCTAGGGAGATAATCTTTCTTTGAATCATAATCAGGGCTAATAATATTTTCTTGCTTAATTTTCAATTTAGCACCTTTTGGAGGTGCTACCTCATCAGACCACCCTCGTATTTTTTTACCATCTTTCCATTTTGCATACCATCTCTCTCTATCGCCCTTCAATAATCTTCCAAGTTCATCTCTTTGATACTTTCCTTTCCATTCTTTAGCCCCTGCTCCTCCGCCGTGGACGAATGAGCCGTCAGATACTATCCCAAAAGGTATTTCGCCAACAAGTGCTGGTCTTGTTAGCCCATTATCAAAAACCATTGAAGTCCCAATGGGTATTTTTTTATCTCCAAATTCAGGAATAGCTTCAAAATATTCAGCATAGTCATAAGTAAAATAATCATCAAAATACGCATCACCAGCTAATATATATAAATCTCCATCATCTTGAAATTGTGTATGCCCATTCGCATCATTTACAACCTCACAAATATCGCTTCCACCATCTGAATTAAAAATAAGTCTCAAATAATCTTCTGATTCTAAATACAAATCAACATTAGAACCTAAAATTGTAGTAGTGGCGTTAGCAGCAAAAAATCCCTTTTGAACACCTCCATATTCAATATCACACTGACCGCCATACGCGCCTACATATAAATGAACATTACCCGTAGACGCACTAGATGAAGCATATATATTTCCTCCATAAACAGTAGAGCCACTTATTGTTACTCCAGATATTGTTCCAGCAGTAATACTGCCAAGAGTTCCTGCAGCTGCAACAAGCGTCCCTGAAAAAGTAGCATTTCCAGTTGTAGCGTCTAAAGTAAAAGTAGCTACCCCATTAGCGGCTCCTAAAATTCCTCTAGCGTTCATAACCACACCTGATCCGCTAGTCACTAACCCAGTTGTAGGCGACCAAGCAATCGTGCCAGTTTTAAATGCTCCAGCATAATCTGTGGCAGTGAAAGAAAAATCTTGTAAGATAGTCTTTGAAGAAGTATTTAGCGCGGCGTTGATAACATTTATGAAATTTCCACCTGCTCCAAGGCTGTCTATGATAACTGTTCCGGCGGAGTTTTTAAATTTAAAAGAGCCATCTGTTTTAATATAAGCGTTGGCGTCGTCAAAAACCCTAGAACCAAACTTTATTCCCTCCTTATCCCCATAAATAACTGTCCCCTCTCCGCTTCCGATTGAGATTTCAGCAAAATGTGAAACCTGATTAAAAGTCGGGGCGTTTTGTGCCTTGGGAAATTCTGGTATTACGAACGACTGACTATCAAAAATTGACATTAGTGTATTTTAATTTTTCTTATTACTGGTGAGTAGGTTGTTGAGGCGACTAAAACTACTTTAGCCTTAACTGTAGATTTGCTATTGAAGCCGTTTTCTGAGTAATAAACTCTGTCATTGGAGTCGTCTTTGACAATAGTATGCGAAGCCAGTGAAGCTGAATCAACGGAAACTGTGGCGGTCAAAGATGTCCCTGTCGGAATTGAATCATATCCTATTCTTAATTTAGCCAGTTTACCCTCAGCAATCGGAGTGATGAAAAATCCGCTGTATTTGTTAGTAGAAAGTTTGTCTATTCCATAACTTGTAGAGTTTTTAAACGAGGAGAACACCTGAGAGCCTACAACGCACACAGCGCCGATTTGAGTGCCTTGACCTAGCGATGACACATATTCGATAACCTGAGCCACAGGTAGCTTTGAGTGAGCTGTACCGAGCGAATAGATGCCTCTGGTAGTTCCGAATAACGGCAAGCCGTTTAAGTTATCCGAAGCATAAGGATTGACCGCCGTAGTGACCAAAGTGTCAGAATCTCGCAATCTGCTCCATAAAACTGCCTTTGAGCCGTTCCAATAGTAAATATTGCCAACTGTTCCAGCTTGAATCATGTTTAAATTGTCTGTGGGGATGAAAGCGTTCACTCCTCCCTCTGAAATAAGGTCATCTATGCTCCAAGAAGATGAATAAGTGTCCCACCAAAACATCCAGCCCGAAGTTGAACCAATTAAAATTCCATTGGACTCTACCGCTACCGCTACCGCTACTTGAGTCGGGTCAAGGTCAAGTACATTAGCTGAGAAAGCTCCCGAAAGGTCAACGGCGGCGATTAAATAAGTGTCTGTAATATAAAGAGATAAACGAGTAGCCACCATATGCCTCGGGTTGGTATGGGTATTGGTAAAAGTCGCCCAAGTATCTGCCCAAGTCGAAACACCGTCAAATCTACCGAGTTTATTTGAATACGAATAATAAAGATAGCCGTTAAAATACCCTATACCTGTGATAGCAGGTGCGGCGGCGACTGTATTGACGAGTGAAACCACTCCTGCCGAAGTAACTTTGAAAATCTTGCCGTTAGTCGCTCCGAAATAACTGTCGCCTGCAGGAGTCTTAACTTTGCAAGTGCAAAGAGCGTCAATGATTGGAGTTTCCAAATCTAAATTCTCACACGCTTTTGAGCCTGTGATAGTTCCTGGTTTAGAATGAATGTCTAACCCGACAATCGTATCAAAACCTTGCTGGTCATTTTCGGAAATTCCTATGCCGTTTGACCAATTTCCGTATAAGTATGAGCCGTCTTTTTGTTGCATACTAGTCTTCCATATAAATTATAATTTCTCGTTCTGTTTGTTCTACTTTAACAACTTTTTCGCAAGCCTTCAAAGTTTCCACATACTCCAATCCTTGTTTAAGCTTTTGCTCCCTTGTCTGTTGGGTTGGTTTCGTCCCGCAAGTCAGTAGGAATTTTGCTATCTTCATATTTTTCCAAATTGTTAAGACTGTTTAAAACTTCATTTATTTTTCCTACTGTGACATTGGGATAAGCCCCCATTTGTAGGAGTTGCATAATCTCGACTACTTGTTTTTTCTCAATCTTGTACATTTATTTAAATTTATAATTAACCCATTGGCTTCGTCCTGTTTGTCCAATTCGTTTCAGGTGTTGATGGCTTCGTCCTATTTCCCCACGAGGTAGTCGGTTTTGTTCTGGGCATCCACAATCCTATTTTTCTTTTAAGAGTTAGTGTCTGCGAAACAAATTCTCGCAACGTTCTTTTTAAGGTTAGATTTTTTTCTACAAAACTTCTTACTGTTCTTTTAAGAGTTGAGTTCTGTGAAACATATGCCCTGATAGTCCTTTTTAATGTCAATGTCTTGGTGAAATAAGCCTGAATACATCTTTTTAATGTTAAAGTTTGGCTGAAATATTCTCTTATCGTTCGCTTTAATGTTAGTGTCTGACTAAAATATTGTCGGATAGTTCTTTTCAGTGTTGAGGTGCTGGAAACATACGCCCTCACGGTTCTTTTCAGAGTTAAGGTAGCAATAAAATATAGAACATTCATCCCGCCCATCACTCCATATTTGTTTATCCCGTATTTTCTTGTTCCGTACATATTATATTTCCATTAAGTTCCAGAATCTTTTTAAGAGAGTTATTATTTCTTGCATAATTAGATTTCGTAATCTATAAATCCTATTGCTCTTTTATTACCAGATGTTGTCCAATTAGCAGATGTTGCTCCGTAAGTTAAAGTTATACTTGCCCCTGCGGAAACTATTGAAAAATAAGTAGTAGAAATAATATTATTATCCGTCCCTAATCCAACTGCATACCAACTCATATTAGTAATTGTTTTAGCAGTAAATGGAATAGTTGCAGTAAAGTTAGTAGCATTGCTTGTTCCTGCTGTCGCCTCACGGTATTTGATAAAAACATTGTTATTTCTGATTTGGTATTTATAAACAGTGTTAGTCGGATTAGCTGAAAAACCAACTAATGTCGGAACCCAATCTAACCATCTCGTTTCATAAATCGGTCTTTGAATAAGATTTTTAGCCGCGAAAGTTGGAACTGTCCAAGTATATCCAGCTCCAGCTGAAAGAGTAGCGGCGAAACGACCTATGTTGACATAATAATCAGTTGCGGCGGCGTTTGTGATAGTTGAGATAGCGGCGTATTTTTCATTTGTAGTTGTAGCTGAAAAATCATCGTAAGAATTAGCTCCTGGAAAACGAGAAAATCCAATTACAACTCCGTCAGTGGCATTGTACCCGAGATAAACAAAGTAATCTATTTCTTTTGTAGCAAGTTCTGCTGAACCAGCGTTGCACCAGTTTGTGGCGTCTGCTTTCGTAACTGATAAAGCGGCAGTAATTGCGTAAAATGAATCTCCAATTTTTTTCCATATCGGTCTTGCAACTGTTGCATCAGTTCCATCCATATGTTTCAAAGCTACTGTTAAGTCATTGTTTGCAACACTAGGGACTATCTTATAAGGCGTCTCGGTAGTCTTTACATCTTCGGCAGTCAAAACTAAACTCACATTCTTCGTTCCAGCTGAAAAATCAACCAAAGAGCCAGAGTTGGAAGAAGCATAAACTGTCACCCGAGTTAAAGTATCGGGCGTTGCGTCAGTGAAAACACCCTCTCCAACTTCCCATTCTGATTGGTCAGCGTTTTCGATATGATAGCGGACAGTCGCACCCGAAGTCACATTGCCAGCGAAAATTCTAGCTCCTGTTTGTGCGACAGCTTCTAGATTGATTGTGCCTGTGCCTATGGAGGCGGTTGTGTCGCCTATATTGTCTTTGCGTTCTAAAGCCATATTTTTATACTTTTAATTATCAGGCCGCTGTTTCTCCCTTTACTGTGAAAGTCATTACGTCATCTGTTGCGACAGTCGCAGCGTCGATTACCCATTTAACCCACACTCCTTTAACTTCCCCAGGGGCTAAATCTCCAAGAGAAAGTCCATTTGCAAAGTCAACGGCTGTTACAAAGGTAACTGCTGGGTTTGGTGCGGTGTCTTCATCGGCGACTGTGTCCATCGGAGAACCTGTTTCATCTGCCAAAGCGACAGTCACGGCGGTCGTTGCCGAAGGAGTGTTTGAGCTGATGTAAATCTTTGGTGAAGTTGCCGTCAAAGTTCCGTGGTTATTCTTGACGAAAAACCCTCTATATTTTGTTGAACCTGCTTCTGATTCCGCTGCTCCTGCTAGTGCGAAAAGGTTGTTAACTGTGTTGTCGACTATTTCAACTGAGGAAACAACACCTCCGAGAGAAGCGTCTACATCTGAATTAGCTGCACCTCCACTTAAGAGGAATTTTATATCACTTGATACGATTGCCATATTTTTTTATTTATTAGTTATCTGACCCATAGTCATAATTTACTTCTGCCGCCCCGACTATGTATTGGCGGTCTTGATTCTTTTTTCTATAGTGTATTTTCATTCTAGCGATGTAGTTTTCTAGGTTAGTTTCAGCATTTGCTTTCTTCTTGTCGTTTCCAGCTATTTCTAAAAATCTTTCAAAATGGTCTTTAGACGCTCCGTAGCAAAGCCCTTTATGAAATGGTCTGGCAAAAGTCGGTGAGTCAGTTACAGCGGATAGTTGCGTTGGAAGTTTTTCATACCATATCTTAATTCCTGCGGTGACATTGACGGACGGAGTATTGTAGAGAATCAAGGAATTATCCATTAAGTCAAAGAAAGGTTCAGAAGACACGAAGTTTTGCCCTCTGGTCGTTGCGTCCGTAGCTTCGCCCACTTCGTTGATGTCCAAGGCTTCAGCTTTGTGCCAAGTTGTTCCGTCTAAAGTTATTTCCAGCCTTTTAAATTTCAGAATATCCGAGGGAACAATGTATTCGGTTTGTCCTAAGACGATGTCAGCAGTGGCAATTTCACCACTAAAATCCCATTCGTCCATTGATTCTAAAATCTCAGTTACGAACAGGTCATAGTAGGCGTTTAAAGACGCGTCCAAATCAGCGTCTGAATAAGTCGTTGATTCGGTGCTTGTTTGGTATCTGGTTTCTCCCCGCAAACTTTGCCGAGGTAATGAAGCGTTATGGAGGATCATTGGTTTATTCTGTTATCTATTAAAAAAGTGTTCATTTTCTCGTGAGCGTCAAATCCGTGTTTCTGTTTAAAGTAAGCTCTGTTTTTTATTTCGTCTTCGCTTTGCCTGCCTCTTTCCATATCGGAAAATCTTGTTGCCCCCTCTTTGTGCCAGTAAGGGACCTTGGGGGTCATAATCAGTCTTTTCTTCATTTGTTTCCAGCGGAGAAATAAGTCAATATCCTCGTAACCGTTTTGAAATACCTCGTCATACAATCCGCATTCTTCCAATAAAGACTTTCGTATCATATAAAATCCACCTGGGAATAGTCTGTCGCCTGAACTTCCGCCCTCTGAAACGTAACTTGAATTATACAGGCTTCCGACATTGGTTTTGTACTCGCTAATGTGTCGCCCTTCTACTATTTTATCCATATACCCGTATCCTCCCAATGCGTCAGCTCCAAACATATCAGCGGTCTTCACAAATTCTTCAAACCATCCCTCATAAACTTCAATATCGTTATTGGCACATACCACCCAGCAATCTTCTTTAACATTTTCCAGGATCCAGTTAAATCCCACGTTGCAGTTTTCAGCGAAGCCTTTGTTTTCTTCGTTCCTGATATACACATCTGAAATTTCTTTCAAAAACTCCGTATCATAAGGGCTGGCGTCATCACAATTAATGATTGTGCAGTCGCAAGTTTCCTTGAATGATTTAATGGCGTTACGTGCTAACTGTGCGGTCTCCTCAGTGATTATGAAATGGGGGATGACCACAAATAACCGCATACCATTATTGTTTTTTTCTACATTTGCCATATTCTTTTGTTTTATTATGACATTCTAGGCATAAAGTTACTCCGTTATTTATGTCCCACAATTTTTCATTACAAATTGCTTGTTCTGTATTATTTATTTCATCTTCCTTAATTATTGATGATAATTTTTTTATATGATGTGCTTCCAAATAACAACCCCTAGTATTACATGTTTGGCAAGTCCAGTTATCTCTTTGAAAAACATTCGAACGCCACTGCTTCATTAAGGATAAGCTTCTTATCGCCGAATTTATTTTTGTAACTCCTCCTTTCCAAAAATTACTTCTGGCGCCTTTTATTATAGGTGGCTTATTTCCAATTTCTTTTTGTTTTTTACTCATTTTTTCTCTAGTTGCAAGAGACATCTTCTTGCCTAGCCAGTATTTTACTGGATTGTCCTTATGCGCTTGAGAAAGTTTTTTCTTATGTTCTTCAGAAAATTTTACGCCCTTAACCTTGACCTTTCCTTTTTGAGATAGCGACATTTTTTTTCTAGATTCTAATGAGTGTTTAAATCCTTTGGGCAATGGCATATTTTTTATAAATTACTATATAGAGTTTCATGTTTTGCTTTCAGTTTATTATTTAAATCAATATTGTTTATAATGTCCTCGCTCATACCGCCTTTGTGTTTGCGGTAGTAGTATAATACGTCGGTAATTCGTTTTATTTTAGCTCCAGCCTGTGCCATTCTTATCCAAAAATCCCAATCCTCATATCCGTCAATAAAGCTTTCATCATATCCGCCTATTTTTTCCCACCATTCTTTTTTAAAGGCTGAGCAGGCTATCGGCTTATCACCTTGTAAGATTCCTTCCAGTGTGATTTCTTCACTCCATTCGCTCGTCGAGTTATGTTCTCCAAACTCCTGATGATTTGTTGTGACCACATCCCAACCGTTATTTAATTCTTGTACAACTCTATTTAAATATTCAGGGTGTAGTTTGTCATCAACATCTAGTGGTAAAATATACTTTCCTTTAGCTTTTTTAATCCCGTTGTCTCTCGCTTTCGCTAAATTCGGCGTGTCGTCTATAATAACTTCAAATTCTCTATATTGTTGTTCGGATAAACTCTGTAAACATTGCGGTAAATACTGTTGATAACTTCCCCAGCACGGGATCACAACGCTTATAACTGGATTTTCTGAATACTTTACTTGGCTGAATGTCGTGCCTGAATACTGGTAAGCATAAATCTTATCCTTGCCGTTCCAGTTTCCACCAAGCCTATGATTTGGCATAAATATCCAACTCGGTAAAACTTTAATCTTATTAGCAGTCTTTGCCATCACTTCGGTCAGATACTGATTTCCGCAGTCTATCCAGGGCTCTCCGATATAGTCTTTTTGCAACAACCCATCAATAATTTCTTTTAAAAACTTGCCCCCTGCTTCCGCTCCAACTATCGGACATAATCTATCGGGATAATGCACTTCGTTTTCGTAACAGGTAAAGGGTTCTTCCAGTAAATCGTCAATCGGATTAACGCATTCACTGTCGGCTGGCACTGCCACACCTCCCATATCGTAAATCGCTTCGTATCTGACAATATCTGCTACGCCGTGATACTTACCTTCCTCCATTAATTTATCAATGTGCTTTCTATTTCTGAACGGATATCCGGCTACTTTCTGGTTATCCCATAAAATATATTCCCAATCAGGATGTTTGTCCGTCCAAGATTCCATCCATTTGGATGGTTTTTCTTTTGGTCCGACCCAGACTTGATGTAATTTATGCGGGATCATCGTCCTAATGCCATTGCTCCACAAATCTTGTAACCATCTCTTTCAATTTCTATCCCTTGATGATTGGGGTTTACGAAACAACACTTAATATTTAAAACTTCGCAAATCAGATATATATTTTGAGCGATAAATCCGGTGTCGAGATAAGGCATAAAATCAACTTCATTCGGAGACTTATACGCCAGCATATCCGCGTAGAACAATAAAACTTTATCTGCCTTATCAATCCATCCCCTACCGCCTACCAATGTTTCAACACCAATCTTACTTTCAATAACTTGTATGGCTTTTCTATTGCAGGAACTTGGGGCTAACTGTCCAGCTCTCAATATTGCTTTCAGTTCCTCTTTTGATATCTTCCCCGTAAATATCCTACGACTGTGCCTATTTCTCATTATCTCCAACAAACTTTCCAAATCTTCCTGCCCGTATTCTCCAAACGGCATATCGCGAGCTTCGCCGCACATCAATTTCTTTTTTCTTTTCTGGTGGGCTAGATACTTTGGTTGATATTTGTCAGTTCGTTGTTCCATTGTGAGGTCACGCTTAACCAATTATATTCATCTTCAACTTTTTGGCTGACATCTCCCGCTTTCCACTTAAAAATTGCCTCAACATACTTATCTCTATTTTCCGTGTCTCCAAAAGTGCTTTCAGTTTCCCATTTCTTGCCGTCAGTGTGGACACATTTGGTCTTGACTGTTTCTTTCAATGCCGCGAAATCACTTGTGACCATCATACATTCAGCTAGTTGAGCTTTAACTGCCGAAATACAATGAATTTCCATAAACTGAGTAGGGTACAAGAATATGCCAGCTTCCAGATATTTCTTGGCGATTTCCTTATGTCCTATCATCATCCCTCCCTCAGCCCGTCCTTCTTTTACTAACTTGTTAAATCTTTCCATTTGCTTAACTTTCCAGTCTTTCATTTCGTTATTCTGTTCATGGACATCATCATATACTCCCCATCCGTAATACCAAGCTAGTTTCCAAGGTTTTTTCGGTTCTCGTCTTATCAATTCTTCAAAAATATCCAGCGTGGCTTCTAAATGTCTATCCGGGCTACTCGTATTTAAAATCAGGTATGGATTCTTTTTTACTTTTCCTTTGAATAATGTGGGGTCGATTCCATTCGGTATCACCACTTGTTGCTCAACATTCGGGAAAAGTATCTTATGAGCTTCGGTTTTAACAAACACTTTATCAATCTTTGCCAATCTTTCGGGAGTAAATTCTTCATTGCTGATGACGTCGTGCAAATCTATAACTACTTTTCCTTTTAAATCATAATCAACTGACCTAGGGCTTCTCCAAAGAATAGTCACATCTTGATTGTCTCTCACATTGTATTCCCAAAATGGTCTGTACTTTACGCCGTCCCATTCTCCTCCTTTACCGCAGTTGTTGTAAACTGTGACATTCCAGCCGTATTTCGCCAGTTCCTTTGATAGGTTGATAACAGCTTCTTCACTTCCACCAACTCCTTTGGTGTTAGCTATTTCAGGATTCCATATCTTTGTCGTATAACCGCAGTAATAAACTAAGTCTTTACCACTAGTCTTTTCTTTGACAAAGTTCTGGTTCTTGAAATAACAAATCTGGGGGTGACTCTTTACTTTTTCGGGTAACTTATCTAAAAATTTCTTTAATTCTTTTTTATCTTTAATCTTTTGGGCTTCTTTTAAATATTTATCAGCGTCTAACAGTTCGCCTAGTTCTTCTTTGAGTAGCTTCTGTTTTCTTTGAACATCCTTGTCGTCAGGAAACATCTTAGCCATCTCTCCTATAATCTCAACTGCTTTGGAGGTTTTACCTAGTTTCCAATAGCATTTTAACATCAGCATTAGCGGGTTGTAGTCGTAATCCCTCGGGTTGTGAACCATTATAGTCATCTCAGGGATAGGCAGTTGTAAACCGATTTCAATCAATTCAATGGCTGTCTGAAACTTACCAGCGTCATATTTAATCTCAGCTAATTTAAAATATGCGTTCGGATAGTTTGGTCTGATGGAGAATGCTCGTAACGCCGACAACTCATCTTTTTTTAAATCTGCTAATACAATGTTAGCAATATACTTTTCTTCATCTGAGTAACTTTCTATAATAAACTTCTCGAAATATTCAATCGCTTTGTCTTTGATTCCGTTTCCCCAATAAGCATTGGCTACTAGCCAAGTGCTTCGAGGGTCGTTAGGATTTCTTTTTTCTTCCGCTAGAGCTATTTCTAAATTTCTCTTGATACTGTCTCCGGCTCTTTTTTCATCTGTAAGGTGTAAAATTTCTATGTCTTTGCAAAAATACGATTCCAACTCTCTTTTTTGTTCAAAATCTTCATGGACTGCTCCCACCCATTCAACACTTCCACGCCTTACTACCCTTGTTTTTAGGTGTTTTACAGTACATTCTTTCTTCTCATTGAAATCATACAGATAATTCATCACTGCTATGTCTATTTTACCATTTTCCATCGTCTTTGTCAAAGTTTTCAGCTTATCAGCTCCTTTGCAAATATCATCTGCATCATTCCAGCCGATAAATTCATAATCTTCTGTCACTTGGTTAAAATTGAAATTTCTAGCCTTAGCAAAATCCTTTTCCCACTTAAAAAAGGATTCCACGCCGTTATATTTTTTTATAACAGCTGACACCTTTTTATTTATACTTTCACCTGCCTGTGTGATAAAAAACTTATCCACATTGCCATTTAAATAGCTAAGATTTCTATTTAACAAAATAGCCTCTCTATCAGTAGGTTTTACTATCAAGCACCAAGCAAGTTTTGGAATTTTGTTATCCATAGTTCTCTATTACTATTAGCCTTTGAATTACACCTCTTACAAAGAGTTATCAGATTTTTGTGACCGCAATTAAATTTATCGTAATCAATATGGTGGATTGTTAACCCTCTCCCGATGCTTTCATTTTTCTTGTATAATTCCTCCGTTATTCCGCATTCCATACAGACATATCCATCTCTTTCTTTAATTTCTTCCCTTAGTTTTTTGTTAAACTCGCTACTATAAGGTAAATAACTTTTTCCTCCTTTCCAGTTATGATTTTCATCCCCAAACAATGAATGCCTTTCCCTTATTTTTTTACCTTTCTCTTCTCCATATATTTGCTCTAATGTTTTTCCTTTTTTTTTTTGTTTATTTTAACAAAGTGTTTTCTTCCATGAGCTACAACCTTTTCGTTATTTTTGTGAGATTCAGACATTTTTTCTTTATGCACATCTGTCCTTCTATAAGGAGGATAATATTTAAACTTTATTTTTGCACTACACTTCCTTGAACATCCCTTTCTACTTTCCCAATAGCTATCACAACTCTTAAACCGCAAATTTGGAGTTCTAACAAATATTTTTCCACAATTTTCGCATTTTTTTTTATCCATACTACCATTTTATATTATGGATAGATACAAGTCAAGGAGCGACATCTAGTAAGAATGAGGTAATAAAAACTCTTTGTGCTTTTTAATAAACCATTTCATTTCACCTTTCGGGTCAAGGAATTTAGGCTCATCAACTCCGTTCAAAACATAGGTGATAACTCCCATCAGCTTATCGGGAATTGATACGGCATTTCTCATTTCACTTGTGCCTTGGACTTTAGCGTGTTTTTGGTCTTTCATTTCCTTTCTACGTTGTTCCATAAGTTCTAAAAATGACTTGTACTCGTCTTTGTAGTCTTTTTTGTACTTGGACACCATATCGGTGATGAATTGCTGTCTAGTTGTCATCTGATTCTTGTATCAATGCAGACTCAACCATCAGAATACTGGTCGCTGTTGACATCGCATTTAATAATGAGAATTTAATCGTTTTGTAGGAGTCAATCATTGTTTCAGGCACTTCCAGTTCATCCACCCCAGCATTATCACAAATCTGTCTATATGGGACTTCGCATATCCTTTGCATAACCTCGCTTGAATTGCTACAAGCCTCGTGGAGAGCTTTTCCTGCTCCGTTGGTATATCCGAGTTCATAAGCTCCTTTGACTGCTCCTAGGGCATCTTCGACTTTTTTGACTGCCTCTGTTCGAGCCACATCGGTGTTCTTCCCGACTCGAATGACTGCAATTTTACCTTTCAGTTGAGCGATTCGCTTTTCTAGGTTTTCTTTCTCGTAGGTTGATTCTTCCGTGGCTAGTTTAGCCTCTAACGCTTCTATCCTTTTCAAGGCATCCCCATTTCCACCAATCAAAGTAACGCTGTCTTGCGTGATGATAGCTTTTTCAACCTTATCCCCTGCGTATTCTTTGACATCATCCATTGGGCTGAACATTTTATACTCAATCGGGATAATATTGAAATCTCGAGTTGCCATTATTGAGATAAGAATCGGTCTTGAAAAACTGTTGGCGATTACAAGCAAGTTTTTTTCTCCTGCTTGACTAGATTTGGCGACTGCTTGTTGGATTTCTTCTAGTGTTTCCGCCTTGTCTAAAACTAGAACACTACAATCCTCAATAATTTGCTTTTCTTCGCTAAGTTTATCGGCTTTCTTACTATCGAACCTCATTCCTTTGGTAATTTCTTTCTCCAAAACATCCCTCGAGGTTTCCTCGATTGAAATTTGAGCGTCTTTGCCGAGTTCAGCGTAGATTTCTTGAACTATTTTAGCTACATCTTTATCCAAACTAGAGGTCAAAGCTAAATTATAGACATCATCCATTGTTTCAATCTGCTTAACTGGAATTTTAGCTAGAATCTCGTTAGCTTCCTTAAACAAATTCTCTCTAATTTCTCTCGGGCTTCCTACAGGAAAATCAGTGATAATCTCATTTAATATAGATTGTAAAAGTACTAGCGTGGTAGTCGTTCCGTCGTTGCAATCCTCGTCTGTCTGGTTGGCACACTGTTTAGCGAGTTGAATCCCTGCTTGCTCTATCTCATCTTTAGCATTTACTTCTCTAGCGATTGATACTCCGTCGTTGATAATCTCCGTTGATACTCCGTTATAAATCAAGACATTTCTGCCTTGCCCGCCCATTGATACCTTGACGACATCAACGCACTTATCAATTCCTTTTTTAATTCTCTGTCTGGCATCGTTGCCAAATAATATTTTTTTCATTGCTTTCAAACCTTCGGGAAAATCGGTCTGAACTGATTTCCCGAGGAACAATTATATAAATTATAATGTTTAATTTAGACTAACCTTTCAAAAATCCATAGGCATAAAAATTTGAATCTTGGTTCTTTGTTTCGAGCGTCATCGTTCCGGTGACTGCATAGAAATCAAATGGACCTGTTCTTGCCAAATCTTTATCAACATAGGTTTCTTCCAAGTAAGCTACTTTGTGCTTCTCTGGTCGAATTGCCAACACGCGAGATGTAGTATCAGCAGATTGCTGTACATATCGGTGGTAGTGAGTTTTCAATTTACCAAGACCTGTTTCAAACACATCTACAACGCTAACGATTTCTTTGATATTTGTACCAGTAGAAACAGTGTTAGTTTTGTTCGTGAAATCATCAGTCTTGTCCTTCAAATATGAACCCATAAAGATGTCAGTTGCAACATCATCATTAGAATTGTCCATATTAGCTTTCATCAAACCTTTCATGATACTAGCACTCCATGCTGTTCCAGATGTTTGTGCTGTTACATTAGTTGATTTGCTGATGTGTGCAATCAGACCTGCCATCTTAGCCACTGTTCCAGAAACTCCAGAAACTAGAGTTGACCTTACTAAATCGAATTCGGCGCTATTTCCAAACTCTTGCATCTTTTTCTTAGTTTGGCGAGTTAGTTCGTTCTCTCCGTGATAATGGTCAATAACTTGCTGAGTTCGGGAAACCTTGAAAGGTTTAGCGATAACTTCGCAAACATTAGCCAAACGGCTTGGAGTTGTCAATGCGTCTACAGTGTAGTCAGCGGCTTCTGCTACTGCAGCACTTCCTGCTGTTGCAAGTGTGTCTAACAATGTTGAATGAACTGTGTCAATTGCTTTGGTCTTTCCAATCATTTTCATGATTGAATTTTCAGTTGCGGTAAGGATTTCTACCAAACCCACAACTGATTCTCTTTTGCTTACGTCCCCGTAAGAACGCAATATACCGTCATCTGCCATTTTTTTGTTGTCCTACTTCTTCCACACCAATTCATTAATCAAGGCATCTTGTGCTGATTCGTCTCCTCCTCTAGCTCTGTCTGCCAAGTTTGTAATTTGTTGTGGCTGAATAGGATTAATTCTATTCTTATTAATTACATTCTTTTGGCTTGATTCAACTAGGTTGGCAAATTTGGTATTCCATGCCTCGCTCAGGCTTAGTCCATGTTTTTCGGCGTAAGCTTCAACAAGATCTAAATGCTCTTTTGCGGTGGGCTGTTCCAAGAGGAAATCTTTGATTGTACCGGATTTTTTCATTTCAGCGATTTCTTTTTCAAGTTCGCTTACTTTGTCTGGTGTTTCCTTTTTTACCTTGCGGTCTTTTGCAAGGTCTTGGTCGCCTACGAGTTTTTTTAAGTTCTCGTAGTGCTTGATGTAATCCTCTTTGCTTTCAAACTTTCTACCTGAGATGTTATTAAGCTCCTCAAGCGTTAAGTTTGCAACTTCGCTTTTGCCTAAAACATCCTTAGCACCTGCTCCTAAATCTTCTGGCTTATCCTCTGTTTTGGTTTCCACCTCATCAGAAAATATGTCGTCCAACTCAGTTGCGTCGGTAGCCTCTGGGTTTGTTTCATCGGTCATATTTTTTTGTTAATAATTATTAAATATGCTTTTTAAGTGGCTACGCATAACCACCTATAAGCTATTCAACTGTTCTAAATAATCCATCATCCTCTTCGGGTTTCGGTAGGTCTTCGGTCGTCACTGCCCATAACTCAGTCAGCCATTCGCTGATAATCTTAATAGCATACTTCCTACCTCGCATTTCCTGCAAGGTTTCCACTCCGTGGACTGTATCAATGCTTTTAATCTTCTCTGCCAATAGTTGCAATGAAGCTTTATTGTTCTCTACAAATTCCTTAAATTCTCTTATTTTATCCATAATTACTGAGGCATTGATTGACTTATCATTTGAGCTGGGCTACCTGCTCCCTCGTCTCCTGCTTGGGCTGGCATTGGTAATCCTTGTTGGGGCATATCTTGAATTAACTGTTCTCCGTTTAATCCTAATGTGTCATAAAGTTCTTTCAAAGTATTTCTAATTGGAAGTCCTGCACCTGCCAACATTCCCATTGTGTCTTGCAACATCTTCGCCATTACTGAGCGATTGATGCTTTCATCGGTCATAACTATTTCTATATCAAACTCGGTGTCAAACAGCTCATCAATAATCGGTATGTATCTATCTCCTCCCAGCTCCTTCTTCATCGCCTCTACTGTTTGGTCAGTCATCATCTCCGGGGTCATTCCGCTTTGTGCGAGTTGCTCAAGTTCAAATGGTGCCATTCCTTGCAATTGCGTGTTGACTGCATTTTTAGCAAATTCTATATCAAGTTTTTCAATAATATCCGGGTCGCCTGTTATTCGTTCGATACTTCCTTTGTTAGCTTTGAGTTCCTTTTTAATAATAGGAAGCATTTTAAACTTGATAAACTGTCCGAGTTCCAACATCAATTCCTCAATCCTAAGGTTATACCCCTTACCTGCTCCTCGTTCTTCAATCAAAGCGTTAGTAGCTGGACGATTGCCTGCCACTTCATCTTCGTTGGTTGTTCCAGTTACTCTATTGCCCCACATATAGGCTTGCTCTTCGTCCTTATAAGAACTTGGGTCGATTACGCCAGTGTCTAACGGGTTAATATCAGAGTTAGCGTCGAGCTTGATTCCTCCTGTAGTGAAAAGTCTTTTAAACTGTTGCGGGGTTACATTGCCTGTCATTTTAAACAATCCTAACTGAACTATTCTCGCTTTGTTCATTCGGTAGTTTACAACCTCGTTAACATAGGCTTGAATGTTAAAAAGCATTTCGGGGATACCTCGCCCATTTAACCTATTAGGCACAACTTTTAATCGTCCGATTCCAAAAGGATGTTCGTCAGTTTCTTCCACTGAATGGACTACAGGTTTACCATTAAGACCTGAAACTATAGCCTTAGCATAAAAGTACTTATTCTTATCCTCCTCCTTGCCAGTCTTTACAAATAAAGGAAGATAACCGCAACGAGTAAAAACTTCCACATAGGGAATTTCGCTCACGCTTGAACCGACTGAACTTACATCAATAGCAGTCTTGTCTACGGTGTTACTTCCTGTTACGTATTCACTGTTTTCTAATCCTAATTCATCAAATTCATATTTATTTAAAACAGCTCTCTCAGTTATGCCGGTGCTGTCGTCTAGTTTCTCCACGCTGGGGTCAGCGATGATATTTAAGGCATCCACATTGCCAACGGCTAACTTTCCTTTAACTTCATAAGCCTTTAAATAATTAGTTCCATCAATAGCAATTCTATCTAACCAGATATTAAGTATTGAGCCAAAATTTATGTCGTTTAGTTTCTTATGAAGCACTTGTCTGAAGACTTGGGCTTTTAGATGTCCCGTGGCGTTAGTAGCTTTTACTCCGATATCCTTAGTATCAACATCTATGTTTTTTCTAAATCCTCCCACCGCCCATTCAGTAAAAGGAATAAATATTTTCTCTCGTCCAGTCACTGGGTCTTTTGGTTCGTTGAAAATCCCGAAGTAATTCTTCCTTGCCTTTTTGATGACATTCTTCATCACATACTGAACCTTGTCAGTCACCCAAACTAAGCCCTCTTCCCATTGAGCTTTTTCGGATTGCATTATTCTAATGACTTCTGATTCTTCTGGTGTTGGTGTGTAATCTTGCATTTATTTGTTTTTAATACTCAGTAGCTAATTCTTCAAAATTATCGTCTGTGACTCGTTGCTGATATTCGCTTAATTGTGTGTGATACGCTGTAGCGTCCAAAACATCGTCATGCGTTCCTTTTGGGAAATTTATCATTTCCTCCTCTAAATCTTGGCACTGTCCTTTAATGTGGAACACTGAATGGCTTTCGTATCGTGGAAGCAATGCTCTTATTCTAGTTTCTTTCTGAACTCCATTATGCTTTAGTTCTACTATATTTAAAAACTTATTTCTTTTTCTCATTTCCTCGTCCAGAAACGGTTTTATTACATCTGAATATATTGTTTTTTCTATTCCAATAACTTCTAGCCTGAAAGTGTCCCAGAGCGTGAACAAAGAATCTATCAACTCTAGAGGACTAATCTTTTGCTTCCACGCTTTAATGTTCCACTTGTTTTCATTATCTACACAATTTAAACTGAATCCTGTGTTGTCGGCACTCGCTTTTTGGCTTATAGCAGTGTCTATCGTTAAAGAATTTCTAGTAGAGAGACCTGATACCTCTTCCATTGTTCGGTACTGCCAGAAGTCCTGCTTGAACTCCTGTGTTTCGCTTGATACTGGCTCCTGTTGATAAAGTGCGCTCCAATCATACACGCCCACTGTATTCTTAATCTGCTCTAATGCTGGTAGGTCATATTTATCTTCCCATAATGGATCGCCTTGTTTTCTGAATAACTCGTCGTGAGTAGCAATTGCTGGGAACTTTACTACCTCCCATTTATCCCCCCCGTTTTCTTGAGCCTCTAGCAATCTTCCAGCTAAGTCATCCTTGTGCCATCTAGTAAGTATTAGAATAACTGCTCCGCCTTTTTCCAAACGAGTATAAGCGGTAGAAGTGTACCAACTCCATACTTTTTCTCTGATTGTTAAACTCTCTGCTTCTTCTCTATTTTTAATTGGGTCATCAATAATCAAAAGATCTGCTCCTCTTCCAGTAATAGCTCCACCGACACCAACTGCCGTATATCCTCCGCCCTCATTAGTCAGCCATTTAGCTTTACTTTTACTGTCGTCTCTTAATTTAGTCTTAAAAAGTTCTTGGTATTCTTGAGTATTTACTAAATTTCTTGTCTTATATCCAAAATCCTGTGCCAAATCTGCTGAATAACTAGCGGTAATGATTTCTTTTTCCGGGTGTCTTCCTAAATAATGAGCCGGAAACATTATACTTCCTAATTCACTTTTACCATGTCTTGGAGGAACAAACAGCATCAGTCTTTTTACCTCTCCGCTTTCTACTCTCTCCAATTGTCGGGCTATTTCTCTATGCAACCAACTCGCATCATATTTTTTAACAAATCCGCAAAATGGTATTAGCTCATTTTGTGCTATCACTCGGATCGCTTCCTTTTCTTCCACTGATAATTGTTTTTGCTCGCTCATAACTCATTTGAGTATTATCTTCCACTATTACCTCTTGTTTCTCTACTGGCTTATATCCGGCTCTATCCATGATATCTTTACTCGCACTTAAAGCTACCGGTAAATTTTCATCTTGCTTGGAAAGTTCTACTATCCTAATCGCCGCAGCTTCTGCGTTATTTTCTAGGTATTCTTTGATTTTAGGTTTATTTAGGTTTTCACTACCAATGTTTGCTGCTGTCATATAACTTTCTGTGTTATAAGCATTTAACGCCGACTGGGTTCTATTCCCTGTCTCTAGGTACTCATCCGCAAACTCTTTTTGTTTTTTTGTTAGCCCTTCTGCCATTTCTTAATTTCTTTAATGTTTTTAATAATCTTCGTCTTATTCGCCTCGGTCTATTGTAAAACCTATACAGCTAGTTAATTCGTTTTCGCTTTCATCTTCTGCCGTATCAATCGAATGAAATTTATACTTAGCTTTATTTTCTTTTTTTATAGCCTCAGAAATATTTTTAGCGATTACTTCTTTCCTTTGCCAAAATACGAACTTTGCCATAGTTTTTTCTTAGTTTTCGTAATGCTGATAATATTTTTAATAAATTTAACTGTGCTGTAGTTATTTTCATATAACAAAAAATACGATAACAGATTTCTTTCCTTAAGCACCACTTTTTGTTTTAACAATCCTTATTTTCAAGTCTTTTTTTTGTTTTGTCTTCTTTTGCATTCCCGTTTATCGTCGAGATTTAGAGTATGACTCCTCCGCAATTTAGAAGAAATATGACTAAGACTTATCTATGTTATAATTATAATCCTTTTTTCAGTCTTTGTCAACAGTTAATATTTTTTCCTTATTCGTATTTTTTTATTTCAACATCACATCTGGGATTTTCTTTGTCTATTCCGCCAGTTTCAAAAGTATGCTTTAATATATAATCGTCTGAGTCGTCTGGTAAGCACTCGTAATGTGTCAAAGCGTCACAGAAAAATTTGTCTAAAACTGCTAAAGCATTCATACGGTCAGATTTGCGATTTGAGCCTTTCCAAAGTGTGTAGTGTAGTTCTATGGGGTATTTTAGTTTTAAACCGCTCAGCGTGGCTTGTAGTGCCTCACAGAAGGTATCCTTAGCCATATGATAGGTGCGATAATGCCAGTGCGGGTAGTTATTTAGATTTAAGATGATTTTTTTATCTGCTTTAGTCTTTCTTGGCAATATCACAAATAGCGGTAAACTTATTTTCATTTTGTTTTTATTTTTGCTTGATTTAAAATCATTTCTAACTCCTTGCGTCTATCCCCGTGGTATCTACTTAGCGCTTGCTCTTTGAGCTTGTAGTCTATCTGTCGCTTTATCGCGATTTCCCTATCAGTTCCAGCGTGATGGATTATCCGATGACAGTTAAAACAAATATTGCATAAATTCCAGCTAAGGTCTTTGTCTTTACCGAAGTATTTTGATTTGGCGTTGATGTGGTGCAGTGGGAAATCGCCGAATAATCCACAAGCCTCACATCGCCCTTTTGATCGTTTCAAGACTTCAATGGTGGTTTTTAGCGTGAGTTGGGGAGTCTTTTTTGTTTTAGCCATTTATTTTTAGATTAAATTTATATCGCTTTCTACTTCATTACCCCAAACATCAAATCCGTTTCCACTTTCTCTTGCGAACATTTCAAGTTTTGTTGCTTCTGGAAATTGTCGGCTTATTAGTTCTCTGAAATACTGTGGTTTTTTACTATGCTTTGATTTCTTTTCCCAATAAACTGAACTTTCTCGAAGTGTCGGGATTGGTGGGCTGAATTTGCCCTTAACCCCCACCAATAAAATTTCGTGCTGTCCTCTAAACCAATATCCCATCCCTACCCAAGTTTTGTCCCAGACTGCTTGTGTTTTATAAGCAAATCCCCACGCTTTCATAACCTCTAATGCTTCCAATAATTTTGGAGCTGTAGCCCATAAATACAATACAGCATTATCTTCTGCTGGAATTTGTATTTTGCAAATATCAGCATTTGTCATTGTTGGATAGTGATTTTCTATCTTATCAGCGTTGTCTTTTGAGAAGTCATATCTCCAAGGCGGGTCTGCATAAATTATCTGATATTTCTTCATTTGTTTTTATTTGCCCTGTGGGCGTTTTTAGATTGATTAGTGGCGCAATGTATCATCTGGTCTGTTAGGGGGCTTGTAGGGCATCCTGTGAGGTCTAGGGGGCATTCCTTGCTAAACCTTCTGGATGATTTTATACAATTGCTTAGCTTTTAGTTTTTGCAGGTCTGACTTCTTCCAGTCGTGGCGTTTTAGAAGATAGTTTATTTTCTGCCCCTTAGTTTTTACTTCTTCGGCGTCTAGTCCTTGGCTACGGCGGTATTCTTGATAGGCTTGAAGGTCGTTCATTTGATGTATGTCTCAAGCAAGGCTATTAACCTATTGAGAATTTTAATTTGATAATCGTTTTCAGCGTTGTCTTTTTTGTGCTGTAACTGGTCGAGTAATGTTGAGATAAATTTATCCATAATTATATATCTAAATTATTAATTTCTGTGTAGCCTAATGCTTTTGCATAAACCAATAGGTCACTGCCGACTTCTTGAATTTTACCTTTTGTATATTCCATCTCTACCTTTTTTCTTACTCCTGATTCTCGGTTCTTATCCAGATAGACAAAAGATTTATTGCTGTAATTCTCATCGCTGTCTGATTCACGGTCGATGATTATTCCAAAATTGCACAACCTTTCTACTGCGGAAGTTCCAGCTATGTCATACAGAAAAGGTCTTTTTACTTTTCCGCCCATTGCTTGTGGTTTTCTGACATGGGCGATTAAGATTAAAATTATCTGATACTGCAAAGCCATCTTAGAAAGTTCTGAGACAATCGAGTGGAGAAAAGCTTGTTGATTTTGAGAATAGTTTTGTTGCTTGTCGCTTCGTGTCTCTAAAAAGTCTAGGTTATCAATCACAATCATTTTAATCCCTGACTTTACCGCCTCGACTATATAATTTTCTAGCCAGTTGACATTTCCTAGCATTGGTATGTTCTTTTCAATCTCGATGCTAGAAATCATTGAATTGTCTGCTCCGAGTTTATTAAATATGCGCTTCAATTTTTTTAACTTCATTTCGTAACTAAACCACAATGACTTTATCCCCTGCTTTTGAACAGCTTGCGTGAGTTGGCAAGCGAGCAAGGTTTTTCCATTCCCTGGTCTGCCAGCGATTGCAATCATTTCGCCTAGTGCCATTCCTCCCTGCATGTCCGTATTAAAATAATCTTCGTCACGCATTGCTTCGTCCAGCGCTCTAATACCTGTTGAGTATCTTTGCTCTTCTGACAAGTCTTCTGAAATTTGGTCAAGCGAAACTATCCTGTATTTTTTGGCGTCTTCTGGGTCTTGCCCTGTTTTTTTGTATTTTACAACTTGCTTGTATAAAATTTCCAGTTCTTCAGTGTTGAGTTCCCCTTTGGTGAAATCCCTGTTAGCCTTAACCATTCTGCTCCATACTTCCTTGGTGTCGTAATGGTCAACCCAACCGCAAGCCATTCTAAACAAGTCATCATTCCGAGTAGTGCTTGTCACAAGGTCTATCTTTTTTTTCCCTTGTGATCTGGATTTTAAAAGTTCCATTCCTGCTGGTGTTAGTTCTTCCATTTTTCTCTCACCCCACGGTGTATAGTTTGGAGTTGGTGGGCAGAAAATAAGTCCTCCGTCATTTCGGCAATCTACACCCTCACCAAAAGCTCCCGCCTTTGTGTAGAATGTATCGTCTGTGATGTAGCGATAGTAAAAATGAAAACCTTTCTCGGTTTCAATCACCTTGGTTGGAGACTTTTCAAATAGTTCCATAATCATGTCGTTGTCCTTGGTGTCAAAGTCAATCACAGTTATTCCGTTTATTTTTCCAGTTACCAAAGCTAGGGCGGCATTAGGTTTTTCAAAGTGCTTTTTGATTTGATCATCATTCTTCGGTTTAGCCTCTTGCCACTTTTCTAGGAAGGTACACTTTTTTTGACCATCTACCCGTTTAAATGTTCCGTCTGGGTTACGGTCTATGGTTACTAGCACAGTTGTTAGTTTTTCCCACATTTTTTTAATTTAAGAATTTAATAAATCCGTTTTTCTGCGAAAAGAATTCGTAGAGAGAAAACCGATGATTAGAAAAATCGTTGTTTGGGTCTCGGTTGATTATATTACCAACGTAGTTTTTAACTGCCAGCTTGAAATCCTCTTCGGTGTACCCGCTTTTTATTAGCTTACCAAAAGATACTTCTATGTCTGGTGTTATTTTTCTGCACTCTGGAAGTAGTCTATCTCTAGCTCCAATATTTTTAAAATCAGTGATATGCCCTGGAAGTGTTTTTAAAGAGTTCCAATAATCCCTAATCCCGATATAGTTAGTTACTACTATTTCCTTTCCTTTCCTTTCCTTTCCTTGTTGACCTTTGTTCAACACTTGTTCAACACTTGTTGCTTTTTGTCTTATCTCAGCACTTTTTTTACCTGCTAAAGACCTTTTTTCAGACAAAATTTGGCGTTGTTTTTTGTTTTCTAATACCCGATTAGAGTATACAAATTCATCTTGTTCAACAAACAATCCTACTGTGATGAGCATTTGTTCAATTTTGTTCAACAAGTGTTCATTCTCTCCGTCTTTCCTGCCGTACATCTCAATATATCCACGATAAGACTCTCTAGATATGGTGCTTTCTGGTTGTTGATGTAGTATTTCTATAATTATCCAATATATGGCTATACCTGAAAGCCCACACTGTGACAATATCTGCATCATCTTTGGATCTTGAGTTGCGTTGTAGTCGTGGGGAAAGTAAAATGTTTCTTTCATTTGTTTTTGATTAGCCTCTAAATAAAAAAAAGGATTCACTCCATAATCCTAGCCACTTCACTGGCTGACCTTTCGGTTGTTTAGATTACAGAGCAAATCCTCTTTTCTATTCGTGAAGTTATTTAATTTTATTAGTTTTAAGTACATAGCCAGTATAACACATACAGGAAATAAGTCAACACATCTGAAATAGAAGTCAACTTGACATTGCTATAATACTAATATACACTATATTTTGTAATCAGTAAATAACATTTATGAACGAAGACTACATCTCTAAACTTAAGAAAAACGACAAAAGAAACAAAAAAATCTATGATTTAAACCTTAAAGGCGTGTCTTTTGCAGAATTAGGGCGCATTTATGGGGTTTCAAAACAAAGGATATTTGAAATATGCAGAAAAGAGCTAATCAAAGCCAAAACAATCGAGAAGTAAACAGGGTACTTGACAAGATATATCAAACCATGCTAAACTAGAAACAGGTGAGTAGCGAGTGCGGTTAGAGTTCAACTCAACCCCCACGAAAGCCTAGTAATTATAAGTCTGATGGTGATAGGACATTAAAAAATAAATGAGCGTATCACAAAAGATTGCCCAAAAAAGAAACAGCCTTTTATTCAGAATTAAATTAAAAGTACATTCAAAAATTATGGAGCATTGGCATAAATACATAAAAGTTTTGCTAATCGTTTTACTGGTAGAAATAATTATCGTAAACGCATTAGTTATAAACTATTTCCTTTCAAAAACAGAGACAATTTCGATAGTAAATGCACAGGAAGTTGGACGCGAGAGCGGTATGTTGGTGCAAGCTGATGTATCTCAAAAGGTTCTCGACTCGCAAGAGTCCGCATCTACCGAAATTGATGTGATAGGACTGATTAGAGCCAACTTCCCTGATAATGCAGAAGTAGCAATTAGAGTATTCCAAGCCGAGAGCGGTTTAAAAGCAGACACAGAGAGTTGGTGCGATAGAACAGCAGACGACAGATCATTCTCAATCGGTTTAGCCCAAATAAACATCACCCAGCACAAGATTGGTGAATTGGATTGTCCTAGTTCATTTAAAGGTGCTAACTACAAAGCAATAGTTATAAACGAAAAACTTTATAACGAATGTGTCAAAAAAGCAAAGAACCCCGAAGAAAATCTAAGGGTAGCTAAAAAAATTTATGATGGCAGAGGTTGGAACTCGTGGGGAGCTTATGACAAAAGTATGTTAATAAACTAACATAATAGTATGATAGAAAATGGATACAAACGAATATATTCTAGCAAATTAAAATGTCGTAACGCTGGATTACGCATACAAGAGCATAGGCTGGTAATAGAAAAAAATATTGGGAGGACACTGGAAGAAAATAATTTAATCAATAATATACCAATTATATGAAACTAAGTTATCAACAATTATGTTACCTCTGCAATATGGAGCCGGAACTATACGAAAATAAAGAGACGATGCTAAAATGGTGGAAATTTGGGCTGTGGTATAAAGCTAAACAATTAAAAAAATAGTATGGATGAAAAAGTATTAAAAATCATAGACCAAATGGATACCAGAATGTATATTTTGAGTGAACGAATAAACATAGTAAATAAGCGGATAAAAATATTAGAGGAAGAATTAAGAGAATCTAACAAATTAAAGAAATAATATGGAATACGAAAAAAGCCTACAAGAATTAAAAGACTCAATCGACCAATTAAAACTGGCTCAAAATGAAATGATGGAAACTCAATTAAGACTTAACAATTTAGTTAGTGTTCTAATGGATAAAATGATAGAAAAACATATTAAAGAAACAAAATTAGAGGTTCGCGATTTGGATAAAGATGATGCAGAATACCAAGCAGAAAATTGTGCGTTAGAAAGTGAAATGGATAATAATTAAAATAATACTATGAAAGAGCTAAGAAGAATACAACAAGAATTAAGCGTTCCAAAGGGTCAAAAGAATACTTTTGGAAACTACAACTACAGAAGTTGCGAAGATATTTTAGAAGCAGTAAAACCTTTACTAGGAACAACCGCCCTAGTTTTATCAGATGAGATAGTTATGAGTGGAGAAAGATTTTATGTCAAAGCAACAGCCAAACTTTTCACTGGGACTGAATCAATAGAAAACACAGCTTTTGCTAGAGAGGCAACAGAAAAAAAAGGAATGGATGCAGCACAAA